CGGTGTAAAAATGGCTACAACGCCCCGATGATATGGTTATGGTATGGGCATAGTCACCGCCCGTATCTAGCAGGTAAGTACCCATTACTTCAGGATCGGCAGTAACAATAAACTCTATTTCTTCAGGTAATGGCATAGGCCATTTAGTGAATGGATAAGTACAGTAAAGGCTTGAATACAAATGCTTTAATGCTTCAGGACTTAATCTCATGTAGTTCACCCCTAAAAAATACTAACCCCTCATCTTCATTAATAACTTGACATAGTTCGGGTGGCATGAGGTGACCATTAATGTAAGTCAATACAGCCCATCCACTACGCCAGTTGACGCTAGAGTCCTCGTGGTACATAAACTGTTCATCTTTAACTGCCGCCATCATTCCAGTATCGACACCATATAAATCGCCTGCATAGTTAGTCCACGGGGTCACTTTTAAAGAATGTAGATGACCCGTCACCATACTCAAGCCCCCCTTTAAAATATTGTTGTAGACCGCATGGATACCATTGTGCCAACGGTGTTTAATCATGGTATTGTCATTGACTACAACTGACCAGCTATATGACCAGCCGTATAGGTGATCTGCTAGGCACATACCCTTAACGCCTTCATACTGGGGTAAAACATTGGACAACTTGCCATCAAAGCGTAAATCGTGATTACCAATGGTGCGGTGCAATATACAACCAGCAGGGCGTACAGCTTCAATATCGCCTAATCGTGCTTGTACTTCTTCTAATTCTTGTTGGACTGTTGGGTGCTGTTGGTAACCAATCCTGTTGTGCTGGCTAATCTGTGCAAAATCGAACAAATCGCCATTAAGGATCACCATATTAGGCTTTAAGTGTTTCGTAAAATGTACAAAAGCACGGTGGGCGGTAGAAATATAGTTGGGGTTGTAATGGCAATCAGACCCTACCATAATGATTCCATTCTTTAACTCATATTCACAGCGTATCTTATTTTCAGGAATAGCAAATCTAGGAACGCCACGATTATTATTAGATTCAAGCACAATGTCGTGCTTTTTTTCTAAGTTTTTTCTACGGGCAATGACGCTTCTAGTATCAACATTTAGTATTTTAGCCACGGCCGTAGGGGATCGGTGCTCTTTAAATAATGCGATAAACTCTTGCTCACTACACGCTGGTTTGCTCATTCCAAGCCTTTATAATGGTAAAGTTAGCCAATACTAATCTATTTTAATTTAAAAACAATGACATACGCACGAATAGATACAAATCATAAAGAAATAGTTAAGGCATTACGAGATGCTGGTGCTACTGTGGTGTCACTTGCCGCAATGAAACACGGTTGCCCTGACCTGCTTGTTGGCTATGCTGGTGAAACCGTATTAATGGAAATCAAACGGGATGCAAAAGCTAAGTTCACTCCTGACCAATTAGATTTTTTAGGTAAATGGAAAGGCGGTGCAATAAGCCGTGTAGATAGTGTAGAAGCCGCAATTAGAGCACTAGGTATTACAAGAAAAGTGTTATAAAATACACAAAAAGGAGCGTATTATGGAAAAGTCGATGGCATTATTCCTAGCAACATTGCTACATTCGGGGACTAATACCCATTTTTTCCATTGGGCTACCAAGTCTTACGCCAAACACAAGGCATTAGGCAAGTTCTACGAGAACATCATCGAGCATACCGATGCCCTAGCTGAAGCCTATTTTGGGTGTTACGGGCAGATTACTGAGTTCCCTGCTACCTACCATATGCCTAAAGAGCCATTGGCCTACTTGCAGTCCTTAAAAGCGTTTGTAAAAGACGCTAGAGCCGACTTGCCAACAGATACAGAAATTTGCCAGCTTATTGACAATATCGCCCAAGAGATTGACACAACCATCTATTTACTCAAATTTAAGGCTTAATCATGCCGTTAGACAAATCAGGATCAGCCGAATCTGTCGGCAAGAACATCAAAGCAGAGAAAAAAGCAGGTAAAAGTACCGCCCAAGCTACTGCCATTGCCCTCAATACTGAGCGTGAATACGCCAAAGGTGACCGCAAGGCTAAATTAGAAGATGCTTACGCCAAATACATTGAGGAAAAAGCATAATGGGTGACGGTTTGTATTCCAATATCCATAAAAAGAGGGCTAGGATCAAAGCTGGTTCAGGCGAAAAGATGAACAAAGTTGGTAGCAAAAATGCCCCAACAGCTAAAGACTTCAAAGAATCTGCAAAGACCCGTAAAGAAGTTATTACTGAAAAAATGAAGGATATGTAATGGTAAAGATGATCCCACCTACCCCAATGAGCCGCAAGTACAAAAAAGAAGATGCAATGCTACGCCCTCATGTTGAATCAACGCTAGAAAAGAACCAGCGTGAACGATTAGAGCGTAGAGCCGCTATTGCCAATAAACTTAAAGACTTGGATAAAGAAGTCAAGTAATGGATTTAGGTAGCAAACTTGCTGAATATTTGCGTCAAGGGGCAGACACTTTAACTAATCTGCCTACTGAAGCACAGCGTTTTCTCACCAATCCGCAAGCATTTACCCAATTAGTTACAGGCAAAAACCAATTACCTAAAGAAACTGGCTTTGTAGCAGGGGCAACTGGACTACCAGCAAAAAACCCAGCACAAGGCGGTGTTCTTAATCCAGCATCAGCACCCTATCAAGAAGGTTACGAACAAGGTGAGCCAGTAGCTATTGCATCTATGGCATTGCCAGCTTATGCAACTGCACTTAGGGCTGGAGCACCAAAAGCCTATAACGCCCTTGAAAATTACATGGTCAAAAGCGGTGGAATGATAAATATGATTGAAGATGCTTCAGGGAAGCCTTTAACTGTATATCATGGCACAAAATCAGATATTGAAGAATTTATACCATCAAAAGGTGGTGAATATGGTAGTGGTATATATTTTGGAGATACGCCCAGCCAAGCATCATTTTTTGCTAAAAACGCCAAAGGAATTGAAGGCGAAAACATTATTCCTGTAAATTTAGACATTAAAAACCCATTAAATGTAACTGCTTATGAAAGAGATAAAGTAAGAAGTAAAAGTATTAAACAACTAGAAAAAAAAGGTTACGATGGAATAGTGGCTACAGGTCTAACTGGAGAAAAGCAATACATAGCATTTAGACCTGAACAAGTAATTTCTACCATAACTAAAAAGCCAATAACTAGAAAACAAGCACTTGAACAACAAATAGACAAAATAGAGTAGAATTAACTTATCTTAATCAACCACTTGGGTAAGGTATGGATTCTAAAGTAGATCAAACTAGAAAAAAGACAGGCGGTCGCTCTGTAGGTACTCCTAATAAGTCCACAGCACTCGCTAGAGAGGCGATCGCTAAGTTCGTGGATGGGAATAGCCATAAGTTACAAGAATGGCTTGATGACATCGCTACGAATGAAAAGCTAGGGCCAAAGGTAGCCTTTGATTGCTTTATGCAAGTAGCTGAATACCATGTACCTAAACTAGCTAGAACAGAACATACTGGTGATGTAGATCAACCAGTCAAAGTCATTCACGAACACAAGTTCTTAGATTAATGATTGATTTAAGGTTAGGTGATTGCTTAGAAGTAATGCGTTCTATCCCTGATAAGTCTGTAGATGCCATTATTTGCGACTTACCTTACGGAACTACTGCTTGCAAGTGGGATAGCGTAATACCTTTTGAACCAATGTGGCTTCAATATAAGCGTGTTATTAAAGACAAGGGTGCTATCGTATTATTTGCAACCCAACCCTTTACATCTACTCTTATAGCAAGTAATTTAGAAATGTTTAGGTATGCTTGGGTATGGGATAAAGATTATGGAACTGACTTCCAATTAGCAAAATTAAGACCAATGCGTTGCCATGAAGATATTGCAATATTTTCACACTCAAAAACAGCTAATGGTGCGGCAAGTAATATGAATTATTACCCTCAAAAAACACCTTTAAAAAAACCAGTTAAGAATGGTGGTGCTCCAACTACCAAGCTATTGCGTGATAACTCTATGAAACAATTAGATTTAATTTATACAGAAAAATCACCAATGACAGTCATCAAAATGTCGCCTGTTTTTAACAGCACAAATACGCCTAGATTACATCCAACACAAAAACCAACAACATTAATGGAATATCTTGTTAAAACATATACAAATGAAGGCGACATTGTTCTTGATAACTGCATGGGTAGTGGCACAACTGGCGTAGCTTGTAAAAATTTAGGTCGTAGATTTATAGGCATAGAGCAAGATGCTAATTACTTTGAAATAGCAAAGAATAGGATAAATGAAGGAAGTTCGTAAGCTATACGAGTACCCTTATAAAGCTCGAGATGCGTTCCTAGACTTTCATAAAAGGGATCAGCGTTGGGCTGTATTGGTATGTCACCGCAGGGCTGGAAAGACTGTAGCTACAATTGCAGACACTATCCGCAGGGCTATTATGGATAAGAAGCCTGATGGTAGGTACGCTTACATTGCTCCTTACTACGCACAAGCTAAGAACATTGCTTGGGACTACTTGCTCAAGTTTGCAGAACCAGCGATAGTCAAAGCCAATCAATCTGAGTTATGGGTAGAATTAGTCAATGGGGCTAAAATCAGGCTATTTGGTGCTGATAACCCTGACGCATTACGGGGTTTATACCTAGACGGGGTAGTGCTAGATGAGTATGCAGACATGAAGCCTAGACTATGGGGTGAGATTGTTAGACCTTTACTTACAGACCGTCAAGGCTGGGCTACCTTTATTGGTACGCCAAAGGGTCATAATGCGTTCTATGACATCTACAACGAAGCCCAAAAGAACTCTAATTGGTATGTTAAGACGCTAAGAGCCGATGTATCAGGGTTATTGCCTGACGCTGAATTGGCTGATGCTCAAGCTACCATGTCAGCCAACCAGTACGAACAAGAGTTTTTATGTAGCTTTGAAGCGGCCATTCTTGGTGCTTACTATGGCAACGAAATGCGTAGGATTACTGATCTTGAACGTATTACCACGGTGGATTATGACCCGATGTTCCCTTGCCATACCGCTTGGGACTTGGGATTCAATGACAGCACTAGCATTTGGTGGTTTCAGGTGGTTTACGGTGAGATTCGGGTACTAGATCATCACTCCAGCAACGGTCAATCCATACCTTATTATGTCGGTTTGTTATCTCAAAAAGAAGATGAATTTGGGTACAAATATGGTTACCATTACCTGCCCCATGACGCTAGAGCAAAAACACTAGCTAGTGGCGGAAAGAGCATAATCGAGCAAATTTCTGCAAAAATTGACATAAAACACCTAAAAATTGTTCCAAACCTGTCATTACAGGATGGAATACAAGCAACACGACTTGCATTAACACGCACTTGGTTTGATAATAGATGTGAAGAAGGAATTGAATGTTTGCGTCAATATCAACGAGAGTGGGATGATGATAAAAAAGTATTTCGGGATCGCCCAAAACATGATTGGACAAGCCACTCAGCAGATGCGTTTCGCTATCTCAGTATTGTATGGAAAGATGAGGACAGCCCTATCCTCAAAGATACAAGAATTAAAGGACTTCATGTCGGCCAAACGGATGTCACGCTGAACGAGATGTGGAAAGAAACCCCTAAAATTACACACCGCAGGATATAAAACATGGAACATACATACCAAGATTGGTACAACTGCATCGCCAGCTACGAGCGTACATTCAAGGAATGGGAAGGTCGATCCGATAAGATAGTTAAGCGTTACCGTGATGACCAACGCAGTCGCAACAATCCTAACGCTAAGTTCAATATCCTTTGGTCTAATGTCCAAACCATCACCCCTGCTGTATTCGCTCGATTACCAAGACCTGATGTAAGTCGCAGATTCCGTGACAATGACCCTATTGGTCGTGTAGCGTCAATGATGCTAGAACGGGCATTAGAGTATGAAATTGAGCATTATGGTGACTATGCTAGTGCCATGAAGCAGACTGTCCAAGACCGTTTATTAGGTGGTCGTGGTACAGCTTGGGTTCGTTATGAGCCACATATTGTCGGTGAAATGGGCGGTGAAGCCGATGGTATGCCTGATGATGGCTTACAGGTTACTGAAGATATTGACGAAGCTGAAACCGAAGGCGGCATCCACCGCGAGAACCAAGAGCGTATTGAATACGAATGTGCTCCAGTAGATTATGTCCATTGGCGTGACTTTGGCTTAACCGTTGCCCGTACTTGGGAAGAAGTTACCGCAGTATGGCGTAAGGTTTACATGGGCAGACCTGCTCTTGTTGAACGCTTTGGTGAAGAACTAGGCGGCAAGATTCCACTAGATACCAAGCCTGATACATCTAAATCATTCAACGAAAAGATGGGTGAAGGTGCATCTGAAGCCGTTGTTTATGAGATTTGGGATAAGACTAGCGGCCAGGTTATTTGGTTAAACAAATCAATGGGTAAAATTCTTGATACCCGTGATGATCCGCTACAGCTTGAAAACTTTTGGCCATGCCCAAAGCCAATGTTCTCTACCCTGACAACTGACAGCCTAATCCCTGTTCCTGACTTTGTCCTGTACCAAGACCAAGCAAGACAGCTAGACACGCTGGCAGACCGTATTGATGGATTCATTCAAGCACTTAAGGTTCGGGGCGTATATGACGCATCTGAGCCATCCCTTGCTCGTTTATTCTCCGAAGGTGAGAACAACGCATTGCTCCCAGTTAAGAACTACGGAGCATTTAGCGAGAAAGGTGGACTTGTAGGGGCTATTAACCTTGTAGACATTAAGCCGATTGCCGAAGGTCTAAACATGGCTTATCAGGCTATGGAACAGGTCAAGGGTCAAATCTACGAGATTATGGGTATTGCTGATATTCAGCGTGGACAGACAGACCCCAACGAAACTCTTGGTGCTCAAATCATTAAGTCAAACAACGCTTCAGGGCGTTTAAAGACTATGCAACACGATGTAGTGAACTTTGCTACAGCCTTATTGCAGATCAAAGCACAAATCATTTGCCAGCATTTTACCGATGACACTATCGTTAAGATTAGCGGTGCAATGCAATTATCCCCACAAGATCAACAACTTATACCGCAAGCATTACAACTTCTGAAAAACGAACCAGCCAAGAACTTCCGTATTGAAGTTACTAGCGATTCGATGATTTATCAGGATGAACAGCAAGAAAAGCAAGACCGCATGGAGTTCTTGCAAGCTATGGGTGGATTCTTAAGCCAAGCCTTACCTGCGGCAAATGCAAGTCCTGAACTAACACCTATGTTGATTGAGATGCTTAAGTTTGGCGTAACTGCATTCAAGGCTGGTAAAGGTCTTGAGGGATTGATTGACGAAACAGCCGATAAGTTCCGTCAGCAACAAGCCCAAATGGAAGGTCAGCCAAAGCCACCTAGCCCTGAAATGCAGAAGTTACAGATGCAAGGTCAGATGGAGCAATCCAAGATGCAAATGCAGATGCAGATGGAACAACAGAAGATGCAGATGCAAATGGACTTGGAGAAAGCAAAACAAGAGTACCAGGCCCAAGAAAACCAACTTAAATTCCAACTTGAAGAACAACGCAATATGATGGATCGCGAAATGGAAGTTAAAGTTGCTCAGATGAAGATGAATACTGAACGCAATACTCAAGTCTTACTTGCCCACATTAATAACGGAGCGAAGATTGAAGTAGCTCGTATTGGTGCTGATGAATCTACAGGCGAACAGGCTTACTTTACTGAGCAAGATATGGCCGCATCAATGGAGCACCCATTAAAACCCATTGCAGACGCCATTGGACAAAGTAACCAACAGATGACATTAGCTTTGTCTGAATTGGTAAATACCATTAACGAGAACCACAATAGACCTAAACAAGTGGTACGGGGTCAAGACGGTAAAATCATCGGAGTTCAATAATGGCTATTACAGTCAAGCATACTAAGGTTTCTGCAATACCTGACGGGGATGACGCATCCGTTGTACGCCCAAGTGATTGGAACGCTGACCACCAGCTAACGGGAACTGTCCCTGTAGATAATGGTGGTACAGGTGCTTCTACTTTGACTGGTTATGTAAAAGGTAATGGCACTTCCGCTATGACAGCGGCATCAACTATTCCTAATACGGATGTAACTGGCTTGGGAACAATGTCCACCCAAAATGCCAACAATGTGGCAATTACTGGTGGTTCGCTTACTGGTACGACAGTATCAGGATATATACCAACTACAGAAAAAGCGGCCGCACTTGGCGTAGCTACGCTAGATGCTGGTGGCACAGTACCACTTTCACAAATACCTGCAAGTATTCAAGGGGGAGTAAGTTATCAAGGCACATGGAACGCATCTACTAACACGCCTACACTCACAAATGGCGTTGGTACTAAGGGTTATTACTATGTTGTCAGCGTGGCTGGTAACACTAATCTTGATGGTATTACTTCGTGGAATGTGGGCGATTGGGCTATTTTTAATGGCACGGTTTGGCAAAAAGTAGATAACACCGATGCCGTAACTTCCGTCAATGGCTATACAGGCACAGTAGTTTTAACTAATACAGACATTAGTGGCTTTGGCACTATGTCTACACAAAATGCTAACGCTGTAGCAATTACAGGCGGCACAATTAATGGTACTACCATTGGTGCTACCACCGCATCAACAGGTGCATTTACTACTGCAACAGCTTCCACTAGCGTAACTACACCAATCGTTCAAGCTACCAACTCAGGCGGTTTATCCCTTAAAAACTCTGCTGGAACAACCCAAATTAGTATGGGTGGCGGTGGTGGTGACAATGTGTCAATTAATGTAGCTACAAATATTAATGGTGCAAACGCACAAATAGACATTAGCCCAACTGGTACTGGTCATGTACACATGAAGCCTACTGGTACGGGTTCTATTGAAATTGCCCCTACCAATGTAGGAACAATGGACAATATGACTATTGGGGCAACAACGCCAAAAGCGATTACAGGCACAACCATAACTGCCACAACATTTAGCGGTTCAGGTGCAAGTCTTACATCTATCCCTAATTCTGCCCTTGTAAACTCTGCTATTACCATTAATGGCACAAGCACAAGTCTTGGTGGATCAATTAGCGTAGGAACGGTTACTAGCGTAACTGGTACAAGTCCTGTAGTTTCTAGCGGTGGAGCTACCCCTGCTATATCTATGCCTGCCGCAACCACATCTGTAAGTGGTTATTTGACTTCTACTGATTGGACTACATTTAATGGTAAGCAACCTGCTGGAACTTATGTAACATCTGTAGCGGCAACTAGCCCTGTAACAAGTTCAGGTGGTACAACGCCAACTATTGCTATGCCAGCGGCTACAACTTCTGTAAGCGGTTACTTGACTTCTGCGGATTGGACTACATTTAATAACAAAGGTAACGGAACGGTTACTTCAGTTACGGGAACTGCACCCGTTGTATCTTCAGGCGGTGCAACTCCAGCCATCTCAATGCCAGCCGCTACAGGCTCAGTTAATGGTTATCTTACAAGCACCGATTGGACAACTTTTAACAATAAGGGTGCAGGTACAGTAACTTCTGTAGCCGCTACAGTACCTAGCTTTTTAAGCATTTCAGGCAGTCCAATTACGACTAGCGGTACATTAGCTTTGTCTTATTCAGGCACAGCTTTACCAGTAGCTAATGGTGGTTCAGGACAAACATCATATACAGACGGTCAGTTACTCATTGGCAACACAACTGGAAACACACTCACAAAAGCTACTTTAACTGCTGGGACTGGTATATCAATTACTAATGGGGCTGGCTCAATAACTGTTGCTTCTACAGCAAGTAGTGGTAGTTTTGTCCGTGTTGGCGGTGGCACTTTAATTGCGGCATCAGCCATTACTGTTGATGGTTGTTTTACCTCCACATATAAAAATTATCGTATTTATATTAATACAATTTATGCTGGCACTGATGATACTGATGCGTTTTTGCAATTTAGGGCAAGTGGGTCAACAAACTCAACAAGCAATTATGTTTATCAGACTAATTACATTAATGCCGCAGTAAATGCTGGAACTGCCGCTTCAAGCACAGGAGCAACATCGTTTACTCTTTATGACAATATGGATAATCTTGGGCCTTTTGTTGGATGGTTAGAAATATTAAACCCTCAAGTTACAGACCTTACAGAAGGACAATGGTTTTTATATGCCAATGACGGTTCAAATAGAAAGCAAATGTTGGGTTTTGGCTTTCAAAATCAAGCAACTTCTTTTGATGGATTTACATTAACTCTTTCTGCTGGTACTTTAACTGGCACTTATGATATTTATGGGATGGCACGATGATTATCAATAAAAATGGTGTTGATTACACATTAACCGCAGAAGAAGAAGCGGAACATTTAGCTAATATTCTACAAATTCAAGCAGAAAAACAAGCCACTCAATATATGTTTAATAGGGCTAAAGAATACCCATCTTTTGCAGACCAATTTGATACCATATTTCATGATGGATTAGACGCTTGGAAAGCACAAATTCAAGCTGTTAAAGACAAATACCCTAAAAACTCATAATGTTTTCAACAGCTTTTCAGGCTAATGCGTTTCAAAATAACGCATTTCAAATTGTTACTACGCCTGTTTCAACTAAACAAGGTGGGGATGATGCTTCTTGGACTTATGAAGAACTT